GGGGAAAAGACCCCCCTCGCTAATGTCGGCTGGTCGCCGAGTTAGCCTGGGAGTCCTTTCTCCACCCCGGAGCCCTTCTGCCTTATGGCAGGGGGTACCTTTGTAACTAATCTGGACTAGTGCCATGAGACGAGCGAGATCAAAAGGCATACCACCTCAATCCTTGAGGCGGACCTCTAACCTTTCCTACAAAATCGTAGGTCAGGCAGCTGTCTCGACTGACTCTGTGCACTACTATCCCGGTCCTTGCTCCAACTACGTGACCATGGTAGATGAGACCCATCCTGGCTTTTTCAAAGCCATTAAAAATGGGGATCTGATCCTTGGTCCGCTAAGTCTTCGCAAGTTAACTAGGACAGTTCCAGATGGCTTTAGCGCATCTTACCTTAGCAAACCTGCTGAGATAGAGTATTGGTCTCGTACAGGGACTGCAAACTGGACAGCAGCGATGCTGGCCATTAGTAGCCCGGTCTACGACCCACCGGCCTTTCTTGGCCTTAAGTCGGATGACCAACTGTATATCGACGCTTTAGCCGCAGTAGATCCTACTGACTTCCATATGATGGAAGACGTCCTGCAGATGACTCAGTTTTTCGAGTCATTAACAAAACCCTTTCGGGAGATGTTGGGCGTCGTACGTCGTGTGAGGTCCGGCGGTAAGTTCCTTGTTTTAGGGCATAAGGATGCCCGGCAAATACTTAATACCGCCACCAACGCTTGGCTGACATACCGTTTTGAGCTGATCCCGATGTATAATACAATCATCGGCTTGATCAAAGGACAATCTCGTCCATGGAAGAAGCTCAAGAAGGGTGTTCGGCTGAGGGCTAGCGCTAGCTCTCGTGCATACGAGACGATCATTGGTTCCTATTGGAACCCGTCTCAGCATGAGCAGTTTAGCGTAAAGCATCTCGAGCGTCGGGAGAAGAGGGCCATAGTGTTCTATCAATTGAACATGGAACGGGCAGGCATTGCCCAAACTTATGGTACTCGACTCAAGGATCTACCTGTAGGGATGTGGAATGTCGTGCGTTTAAGCTTCATGCTGGACCGTGTGATTAACATCACCGGTTACATTTCAGCTGTGGTCAACGCGTGCGACGCCAATATCCGTTACGAAGGTAGCTGCCTTGTTNATAGGTCNTGGAANGACCTGGAGATAAGGCTCCTCAAGCACTACTACGACACAACGTACGTGGTGTCTACTCAGCCCGTTCGTGAGATTACCGAAACCGTTNATCGGTCTATCGGACCTAACAGCGTGGCTGCTCTNATCGACCCTAGGAAGCTGGACTTNAGGCTTAAGGATTTAGCCAATTCAGCAACCAAGGTCGCCGACCTGGTTTCCTTGCTTTATCAATCCATGAGCAAGTGATCTTGTCGGAAAGAACCTTCCATTCATCCGTAACAGAAGGAGGCCATCATGGCTCTCTCAACTGCAACCTCCCTTTCCGGGGCGACAATCTCTGCCTCGGGTGGTGCGACCGTCCAATGGTCCAGTCTTGGACTCCAGGGCAACAAAAACGTCCTGGTGGTGGCCGCTGACACCGATCTTCGGATCCGGCGTCAAATCGACGCGTCTGCAAAGACGCCTTCCGTTCAGCTCTCGGCTCCAAATGGCTATAGCCAGGCTCGGGGCGTCGTCTTCTATAAGAAGCCGAAGCTNTTGGCCAATGGCAAAGTCACTGTGAATACCGCGAGGGTCGAGATCGCCTACGACGTCGAAACGACGCCTACGGAGATTCAAGACCTGCTGGACGTGGCTTCTCAGGTCTGCTTTGATTCCGACTTCACGCCGGTCTTCAAGCAGCTCTCGCTGGGTTAACACCTAGTAGCGGCCCTTTCGTCTTGGGCTGGAGAATGTGTCGACACCCGTAGTTAACTCTCATGACGGAGGATACTCACATGAGCCGGAAAGAGCTAAGAAAACCGCTCTTTGATCACTTTGACGTCTCGGAACGTTGGCGTCAAACCCTTGATGAGGATTTGAACCATTGTGTCCCGATCAGTGCGAAAGAGTGGGACTTTTTCAAGGCAGCCCAGAGTTCTGGGTCGCTTAAGAAGTACCCACCGGCGCCCGGTCCGGAATCTGAGAAGCGCAGTGCAGCTGCTATCACGAAATTTCGTGAAGTTGTTGAACACTTGCGTGACTTCGATTACCGAATCGTATGGCCAGATCAAGACTGGATGCACTCCACCTTACGAGGTGAGAGGGCGGATCAGTCTGTTGTTTTGGCTCGTGCGCGGTCCGTCTGCAGGCAGATCCTTGGGTGCCTCTCCACAGAGGAGTGGTTCCAAGAATGTCGACACGGACCCGGAACATCGTTAGGTGTTTCATTCGCAGACAGTGGCAACTCCGCTAAGTTCGTCCCACCGTGGACGTCTACGGAGACTGCTGTTCCTTGGTTTGGGCACTATCTACGTTATGACGACCTGCTCGGCCGTGCATTACTGCCGAGTTGTCCGGATCTTTCCCTCGAAGAGGGCATCTGGAGATACGTAGAGGTTGTGAAGTCTTCTCGCCTAACCACCGTACCCAAGAATAGCACGACAGACCGTACGATTGCAGTTGAACCCACCCTGAATATGTTCTTACAACAGGGACTGGGGCGACTCATCGCACGGAAACTTGTGCCTTTTGGGGTGGACATCCAAGTCCAACAGGATAAGCATAGGGATCTAGCTTATATGGGGTCTTTGACTCGCTCTCTTGCGACGATAGACTTCTCTTCTGCCTCGGATACCGTGGGG